ACATACTTGCCGGTCTTGTCGATGGTGGTGAGTGGGGGGCGGTCGTTTGGGTTTTCCATGGTGTGTTATTGGTTAGGCGAAGTTGATAGGGGCGAGGGGAGCAGCGGAGGTTGGGCGGGCGATGACGATGACCTCCGACGGGTAGGCGGGCCACTCGTTGAAGGACTTGCAGACCTCGTAGGCCTTGATGGCAGAGAGCATGAGGGCTTCGCCTTCCGCGATCAGGTCTTGGTGCAGTTCGAAGACAGCGGTCAGATACGGCGCCTCTTTCTCGACGACCAGGAGACGGAAACCCTTAGGGCGTACGCCAAAGTTGAGTTTGCAGAGGAGCAGATACCAAGCGGCCTGCAGTTTAAAGTCGTCCGACCAGATGAGTTGACGACCAAAGCCCTTAGGCGTGGCCTCTTCCATCGTCGTCTTGATGTCATAGACGTACCCGTCCGCGGCAATCAGGTCGAGGGAGCCCTTGATAGGCACCATATAGTCAGCCGTGAGCATGACCTCGGTGGCGATAGGGACGATGTTGTAACGGCCCATGGCGATACGCAGGGCGTCCGAATAGGATAGGGCGTTGTCGTACTCGTCCGCCTTGCAACGGATGTCGTCGGGCTGGAGGGTGGACGCCCAATAGGCGTGGACCTCCTTGCCTTCCTTCGTGCGCTTGTCGGCCTCGGGTTCAGGCTTGAACTTGGCGAAGGTTTCGGGGTCGAGGACGGCGGCGTGGGTCATGATGCCTTCACGGAGGGCCTTGGAGTCCTTGCGGGGGTTGGCTTTGTCGTGGGCGTACTTAGCCGGCGCCTTAAGGAGCAACTTGGCTGAGGTCTGGTTCAACGCGTCGATAGCGTCGTAGTCGGCTCGCGTCTTGCCAGCGAGTTTGGCTTGGATTTCTTCGGGTGTATACATGGCGTGTGTGGGTGAATGTTGGAATGAATTACAGCACCTCGTCGGGGTTGTCGACTAGGTTCTCGGCGTCGGTCAAAGTCTTATCCATCTCTTCGGCCTTCTCGTGGAGGTTCTGGACGCTGACCAGGAGTGAGGCAAGGTCGGCACGGACGATGTTGAGGCGTTCGCGTAGCTCGACCATGTCGTTGATGTCTTCTATGCGCGTGGCGTCCGTGGTCGCTAGGACGGAGAGGAGGCGGTCGCCGTCGATACTGACGCGGTGGATATCCGCTTGGGTGACGAAGGCGGTCTGGTAAGCGGAGAGGCTACGGGCCTCGGTCTGGAGTCGGCGCAGGGCGGCGGCTAGGCGGTCTTGGGTAGTCATCGTTTAGAGCGGAAGAGGGTGAGTTCAAAAACCTTGCCGCAGTTGACGGCAAAGAAGCGGACGTCTGACCGGGCAAGGGAGGGTAGGACTTCGGCCTTCCAGCCGATCAGTACCTTCTCGAGAGCCTTGTTCGACTTAGCCTGGAGCTCGACGAAGACAGTGCCGTCCAAGAGGATTAGCAGGGCGTGGGTGTTCTCGTCTAGGGCGGCGGCCTTGTAGACCGAAGAGGGGATGAGGAGCGACTTCATGCGGGGAAGAAGGAGCGGGCCGAGACCCATATCTTTTTGAGGTGGATGGACTGGCGCTTGATAACGTCGGCAGCGGACTGACTGACAGCGTCGATGACGTACGCGTTGCCGTTCAGCTCGAAGGTCGCCCCGGCAAAGGTCGGGACGTGCTTGGCTTGCTTGGCTAGGATGACGGCCTCGAAGTCAGCAAGTTCGACCTCGGCGTGGTTCATGTCCGAGATTGAGAACTGCCGGATGGCCTCGGTCTTCACGATCCACATGAGGACGATGGTGTGGTCGGGGAGGATGACGTTGATGGGTTGCCCCGTGCCGTGGGTGGTCGAGGTGGTCACGACTGCTTGCCCTCCTTGGCGGCGTTCCAATCATCCACGCTGTTATAACTTCCAAACTCTCCAATGAGGTCTGCCGCCATCGCATCCCCTGCTTTGGTCAGCCGCTCGACCTCGGCCTTGAGGCGGGCGTTCTCCTGTTCGCTGTTCGCGATTAGCGAATTGAGCCGGGCGACCTTGGCATCAACCTCTACCAGTTGTTTCTTAAGGCTCGTGACCATAAGGCAGTCGACTCGCTCGTGGGCACGGATGACGGCCTCGAGGCAACGGACCTCAGCCGTGAGGGTTTCGACCTGAGCGTCGAGGGCGATGATGCGGCCCTTCAGCTGGGCGTTCTCGATGATGGCGTCGATGTTCATTTGATGGCGTTCCGTACGGCCTGTTCAAAGGCGTTAGTGTTGATGGCGGGCATTTGCTCAGGCGTTACGTCTTTCAAACCCTGTCCAGGCTTAAGCCAACCCTTGGAGATAAGGATGTCGACCGCGGCCTTCTCGTACTTGATGTCGCCCATAAAGACCTTGGGGGCTTGGGGCTTAGGTGCGGAAGCCTGATGCCCATCGTCGTCGAGGTCCACCGAGATACCGCAAGCCGTCTGGATAGACTGCCGGCGAATGTAGGTGATGGCACCGCCGACCTGTTGAGCCGTGAGGCCGTCGGCCTTGACCATCAACTTGCCGAAGGCGAAGAGGTGGCCCGAGGTGTGCAGCAGGGAAGTCGAGACGCCTACCTTGCCTTCCTCAGTCTCGAGAACTTGGACGAGAGCGAGGTTGTGCGCTTGCAGGACGGGTTTCACCGCGTCGAGCAGAGCGTCGAGCGAGACATAGCGTGCCTTGAAGGCGGGGTTGATGCGGTTGGCGCCGACGTTCTCCATCGAGGAGAGGGCGGTAATGAGGTCGAAGTAGGGATTACTTTGCTCCTGGCTAACTGCGGTGGTGGTTTCTTTTTTAGTCATGGCTTGGTTTGTTTGTGGGTTGGGTGTGGGAAAGGCTTAGGGGAAAGTAGTCATCTCGTCCACCGTCTTCTGAGTGACGCATCGGAGGTGGTTATCGTGGGACAGGAACCAGTAGCGGGTCGCACCCGACAGGCGGGGCTTTAACTTACGGGCCACGGTGCCGTCAGAGAGGACGACGTAGGAAGAGCCGGAAAGTTCGCGGTAGGTCGCGGGGGCCTTGGCTTCAGGGGTTTGCTTGGAGGGTTTCTTTTGCATTGGGAGGGGGTTAGTTGATGGCGCCGCGTCGAGCAGCGTCAAGGATTAGGAGAGCGTCGGCGTTGGCTAGGCTCACGGTTTGCGTAGGCCACAGCTCGAGGGCCTTGGCCTTAAGGTGGTTCTTCCAGCCCTTGCCGTGGTCCTTCTTCTTCCCTAGGCCGTGGGCGGCTTGCCACGCTTGGGGCTTAACGCGGTGCAGGGCAAAGCCCATAGCGATACAGGCGCCGTAGATGAGCCCGAAGTTCTGGGCGAGGCGGGCGATGGACGAGGCAGGGATAAGCGGACCGTAGCCGGCGGTCGAAGGCTCCTCGAGGTAGACCTGAACGTTTTTGTTGAGGACGTGAAAGGACGCGATCAGCTGAGCCACCTCGACATCAGTGGGCGGCATCTTCTCGATGTATATCTCGACGAAGTCTTGGGTCCAGACGATGGCCCCAGATTGGCCGGGGTCTACGGCGACGATAAGTGGCTTGGTCATTTAGTCCGTGGGTCTCGGTTTAGGCGAGCGACCACGACCCGAGTGATGGCAGGGCAAGCCTTTAGGTCAAACCCTTTAGAACGGAAGCCCGCGTAGCCGAGTTGGTGGGCGGCGTAGACTTCGCCGAGGGTGGGCTGTCGGCCTAGCGCCGTGGTCAGCCGTTCCTCGAGGAGGGTCAGCCAAGAGGTGGCGTATTCCCGCCCGACCCCTTCGTCCGTGGCCCAAGTGCTGAACCCGTAGGTCGGGAGGCCGTGGCGGGCACGCCAGCGGGTCGTATCGGCCCACGCAGCTGGGAAGAACTGAGCGAGGCCCCGCTCCCCGAGTCGCCCGATGGCCTTGGGGTTGCCGGAGGACTCGACAAAGATGATGGCCTCGACTTGTCCAGGGGTGACGGCGTGGAGGGAGGTCGCCGCGAGGAGCAGGGCGAGCAGTCTCATCGTCCGTCAATCGTCGGGTGAACTGAGCCCGAGTCCTTCTCGCCGTTGCGGTCGACGTAGGTCCAAGTGAACAGGGCACGACAGCCGGTGGTGAGGTTGGCGTAGATGGAGACCGCCATGCAGTTGTGAGACTCGCGGAGGTTCTCCTCGGCAACGGCGGCGCACACGGCAATCCGCTGGCGGGC